CGATTGTATTTGCTGTCGAAGGTTTTCTCGTCATCCGGTAGAATCTTATAATTCGTCACTTTTGGCTCTTTCGCTTCGATCCCGTTTTTGTTCAATGTATCCATCACTTCTTTGACAAATTTTTTGTCGTTTGTATCCGATTCAAATGGATTTCGCGTTATATACAATTTTTTGTCTTTGTATTCGACCTTGTCGCCCGTTTTTTCAAACATCTTTTTTACTGTTGTTGATGTTGCCGCATCGATTGGAAAAGCCCATGTCTTGACATATCCACGCAACATGTTGAACAAATACGCAATCTCGTGCGGGCTGTCCACGATTGGAGTACCCGTCAAAAACACCAATTTGCAGTTTGTCGCCGCCATCAAATACTCGTAAAATCGCATCTCTTTTTTCGCAAAGTTGTGCGCCTCGTCGACGATCACGACACAATTGTCGAATGGGTTTTTGCTTCCATCGGCTGTCAGTTTTTTCATCATTTCTTCGGTGACTTTGTCGTAGCTAATGTGTTTGTACTTTGCCCGAATCATTGTATCGATCTGTGCATTCACTTGCTCCTCCTCCGCGGCATTAAGTTCGCTGACTCGCTCTTTGTCGCCGATCCAGACGCCTTTTTCCAAAATGTAGTCTACATCCAAGGACATAATGTTTGACCACTTTTCAGCCTCCTTGCGATCAGTGATGCGTTTCTTGGTCCAACGCTGCTTGATGCGATAACTGTCGTCGCCACACTTTTTGATTTCCTTGAAGAAATTGGTTTTCAAGCTGCTAGGGGTCATCACGATTATTTGTTTTTCGGATTTGAGGCCTTCGGCCACTGCGATCGAAAGGCAGGTTTTGCCCGATCCGAGCCCGTGATAAACCAAGAGACCACGATGGGGCGAATCCATTTTTAAATAATCGAGCACCACTTGTTTTTGTACACGGGTGTCTAAATTGTCGCAAGTCATTTCACCATATTTGTCAAACAGGGGTTGCATTTTTTCCATAATTTCGGTGCGAACGGCTGTAAAAGTTTTGGGCTTCTTTTGTTTTGCGATTGGTTCCTCCTCGCTAAAAGTTACTTTGTCTATGTCTTCTTGTATCGATTCTTGTTTCTTTGTTTTGCGGGATTCTTTCTTTACGTTCCCTTGTGGACCGGGTTGGTTCTCTTCACTCGAGGGTTCACTTGAGGTTTCACTCGAGGCTTCGCTCGAGGGTTCGCTCAAGGCTTCGCTTTTCTCCGGTTCGCCTGAGGGTTCGATTATATTAAGTTCAAGTGGCGATACACTCAACCCTTTCATCAACTTTTGCAAACGGTCCATCACATCTTCTCGATTGATCGACGTCTTCTCGCGCAAATCTACATTTTTTATATTTACAATAATACTTTCTGCTTTTTTTGGAACTGGTTTTACAATAAATTCATTAATGTCGACAATCATATACTTGTATACTTATATACTATATCAATATTTTGATCGCAGACTCGCACGCGATTTGTTCTGCCTTCTTCTTGATCTTGTGCTTGCCTTCCCCTAAAAATATGAAAGCCTTTGAATTCACCGACATGTACTGGTGCACCTCCTCAAAATTCGCAAACTTTGTATAAGGAATCGAATGATGATGCATGAGTCCAAAGATTGGTTGCCCCAAACACAAATAGACACCCATGTGGTAACCGGTCTCCGCGTTTTGCTCGCTCACCTCCATATACTCCGGCGTTGTCTTAAACTCCTTCTGAATCTTCACCTGTAAAATATTCTTGAAATTGTCGTCGTTCCGGATGAGCGCCATCCAGTCCACATGTCTCTCGAAAACATTCTCCACGAAAATCTGCGCCATCTGGAATCCCGGTCCCGACAAAAACATGTTGTCGAACAATCTCATCTCGTCCTTAATCTGCAACTTGTTGTAATCCAGGAAAATTGCACCTAAAAATGCCTCGAATACACATCCCAACTTTTTCAAATTCGTGCGCGTATCTTTTCCCTCTGCATGCTTCGATAAAACTACCCATTTATGTAGGCCCATTTCGTACGCCAATTTGCCAATCGCCTCATTTTTCACGAGAGCAATTTTTTTTTCTGTCATGAATCCCTCATTCTCTTTAGGGAAACGTTGATACAAAACCCACTTGGCAATGAGTTCGAGAACACCATCCCCCACAAATTCGAGACGTTCGTTCGATTTGGTGTGCAATGGCATACAGTCGGATGGTTTAGGCACAATCACAATGTTGTTTTGCTGGTTCTCGATGTCGGGGCGGCGCAAATAGGATTTGTTGATGAAGGCGCGTCGGTACAATTTTATATTGGTGATGGGCAAAAAAATGCCGTAGTTGCGTAGAATGGCTTCGATGTCATCTTGTTGAATCTCCTTGTTTAGCGGATTGTATGGATCGAAAACGTAAATTTCGTGGCCCAATTCATTTCTCTCAATTCGGATATCGTCGTCGGACATTTATTTATTTTATGATCTGTGTTTCTCAAAAAAAGTTTTCTTTCGTTTATATATAAAAAATGACTTTGTATAACGCCGCATCAAGAGCCAGAAATGCTTCATCACTTGTGAATCAGAACTCCGGTGGAGGAAATAAGAAGATGGGTTTGTATCCCCAGGTGGGTCGCGACTCGTGGACCAGTGTTGCTTACGGCAACAAGCCCGGTTGCTGCTTCAGTTTAGGTAGATCCCGCACTGCCAGATATCCCGCTGTCTGCGCCGTTTCTCGTCCTATTGGATCCACTACTCTAGTTGGATGGAAGTGCTAAATAGGGGTGAACGGTGAAGGCGTTCCGCCTTAAACGTAGTTCCCCCTATACCCCCCCTCCTTTTTTTAATTTTGGATTTACATGATTATACCAAATAAAAAAATGTGTTTGATATAATTTGCGCTTGCTTTACCACATTATCGCTTCTGTGTTTTGTTTCGCCTTTGCTTCTTTCCCCTTTTTGTTCGCTTCTTGTTTCCACCTGTTTGGTTGTCGTTTTTCAATGACCATTTTATTAAATTATTCGCTTGTCTATCCCCGTTGTAATAATCTACTTTTTTACGGCCAGGTTCGATCTTGAATAATGTAGGGTAGCCGCCTTTTAATTCCACATTCGTCTTGAACCTTTTGTTCAACTCTTCTAAACCCGAGTCTAAATTTTCGCTTTCAATTTCAACAAACTCGATGTGATCATTTTTTGTGTTCTTCTTGACTTCTTCTTTCATCTTTTCCCATTCTGGGGCGAGTGTGGTACAATGACCGCACCATGTTGCGAACAATTTCCCAACCACTTTATGGCGTCCTCCTTTTTGGTTTTGCATATTTATATATATATATTTTCTGTACACAATATAAATGGCCAAAAAGTTTATTCTGATAGTTTTTGCTATCATCACCTTTTTAGCAGGTCTTTACTTTTATTTAACATTCAAAGAAGGGCTTACTGAGCCAGAAAGCTCGGACGCGGGCGGCAGTTGTCCCGATCTTCTGATTCGCAAGGGCGGTTCGCTCTTGTTATACAATACTAAAGATCCAAAGGCTGAAGTCATCCCGTTCTACAATATCGACGAGTATATCAACTATTTAGAAATCCAACGCAGAGCCGGATCGCGCTGTCCTGTTTTGTTTCTCCAGTATGAAACCACCGCACAAGGAACCGATGTGTATCGGATGAGACCCAGTCCTTTCGACATGCAGGGCGGCGTGCCGCCCAATATTGACCCCACTTTGTTCCAACCCACCTTCGATCCTGCTCAGATTCGTTCAATCGGCGGTAAACCAGTTGAAATTCTGGACGCAAGCCGCGATAATGGATACAATCAAAATATGTATGCTGGGTTTGATCCTTACGGATTGCACGTTGGTCAGCGCACCGATCTGGATGTTATGCACGAAAGCACTTCTGTTGGCAAGGAAAACAGCGAAAATCCCATGGATTACAATTGGGGCGGTGTTCAAGTGACCGAAAATGCCGTGCGCAGTGGCGCTTACGCGGATCGTTATGTAAGCAAGCCATTGTATTTTACGCCCAAAACCACCTATTTGCCGGATATTTATGGGGCTGGACCTCGTCCGCCAAATGAGGTGCCAGATGCGTTGAAACCACAGTATGCTTAAGGGAACCAAGGTATTCAGCCGCTTTGCGGCTTACGCCTTATAATCCCTCCTTTTTATTTTGTGAGATTGTCTTTGTGTTTGTAAAATATTATTTTTTTTAAATAATATTTTTAAGGAGGAATCATAAGGCGTAAGCCCGAAGGGCTGAATACCTTGGTTCCCTTATCATAAATATTAAAAAGTGAATCCTTTTTTGTTTTTTTCATAAAAATTTACTCCCGTTTTTTTCAACACCTCAAAAAACTTTACAAATAATGCAATCAATTGTCGAGCAAGCTGAACACGCCTGGTGCCAGGCCATTTTACAATCCAAAAGAGAAATTCTCGCATTTGGTACCACTGTCACCAAAGTCGGTAATCGACAGAAATACGATTGCCGAACCCCCGAAGCAAAAATTCAGCAAGCCGTTTTCAAATTATATGAAAAAATGTTTTTGGAACTCGATGCTCGAATTGCGACTCGCACTTCTTTAAGACGTATTTGTCCAATTGGTGTCGCCGCTGCAACGAAATCATTCGAGGAATTATGCGAAGACCGCGACGGAACCGCCAAAGAATATTTAATCGGCACTTTGGGCCAAGTCACATTCGATAAATTTCAACACCGTTTTGTCAAATAAACATAAATTTGTTTAATTTAAAAAAATGTTTTTCAAACAATTCTTCTCTTCCAGTATTCGGCGTTTTTCAACTTGCAGTCGACCAGGCGGTCAACCCGATGCCAAAATGTACCTTCTCTTTGGAATTTTTTTCAATACTACCGTCACAAATATTCATTTATTGCGCTTGAATACAAAATAATATATTTGTTTTACAAAATGATTTGCTTACACCCTTGGTAATTTAAAACGCCGTTTTCACAGCATTAAAAAATCAAGTTAGTAATGGCGAATTACACGCCTTTGCACGCTTATCACTCTTACGAGGTTTCACGGCAATTTTTTCTGGTTTAAAACATAATGGTCTTTCTTCTCCTCTGTATTGACCGAGAAGTAATCCTAATATGTTTTTGGAAGCATTGATATCCCTATCCATACAACATAATTTACACTCGTTGTGTTTGCAACGGATTACGCTATGGATATTAGACATTTTTGCTATGGGGTCTAACACTCCCTTCTTTTTTCGCTGAATACGATTTCGGTATAATTCAATTTCTTTATTACATGAAGAACAAGTTTTACTGGTTTTGTATTCATCAATATCAACCACCTTACAATACCTACGCAATTCTCGCTTCAACCGTAAAATGGGTGTAGTTGGGTGAGATTTTACTAATCCGTGTTGTTGTGAATAATCACCGAAACCTACTAATGTTTTTATATTTTTTCCACCACTTATACGTTCGCATATTTTCGCTAATGTTGCTTTACTTCTACAATATGAAGTAAAGTTCAAATTACGAAACCCCTTTTCCATATGAAACTCGGTATATGTTTTCATTCGCGGAAATACATATTTGAAATATTC